GGTAGTTACGCTCAGCCAACTTACGATAAACAGTAAAAGTAGTCTGAGGAGTCCCGAGATACATAATACGGCTATCATTTTTCGGCGTGAGGATGGACTCAGCTTCTGTACATAATTGCAAAAGTTTTTCACGCATTAGCTCCGTCATGGAGTTTCCAGGAACCTCTATGTCGTCTAGAATCATCAAATCTGCGCGACTTCCGGTGAGCTGTCCAGTGATGCCCACGCTTTTTACTGATGGTGCTTGGTGAGGCGAACAAGCGACGTCGAAGCTTATTCGGGACCATCTGGAATCGTCTGATTTGGGTTGTAGATGACTTAGCCATGGAGTTTCAATAATTAGTTTTTGTAAAAAGATAGACATGTTATCTGCACGTTCTTTAGACGCAGAGATAATCATGATCTTTCTTTCTGGATCATTAAATAGTGTCCATAAAACAAAAGCACCAGTAATCCAAGACTTACCAACACCTCGGAAGGCTTGGATCTGAAGCCGTTTGGGACCAGCTTGAAGGTAATCTGCAATAGCATACTGTGCTCTTGTAGGAGAGGGTAGATCTAGTTGAGACCATAGAGCCTGGAGAAACAGTTTAAAGTCCTGTTGTAAGGCTTCTAGTGTATCCATTATACTTTAAATCCGTGTCTATCTGGGTATAAAATTATATCTTGTAAGTTTTTAAGATACTCTTTATCTTTGATTATACTTTTACCGCTTTGATGGTCCATCCATTTCTTACGATAATCTTTTAATCCTCCCATTGCTTGATCTCCCATTTTTCCTATTTTCATATTCTGCCATTTAGGTTTTTCACCTTCATTAAATGGATTCTTGCCAGTTCCTAGGTCAGCATCGAACTTACTTTCTTTCTGTCCGGTACCTGCAAGCATCCCTAACAAGCCTTTAAACTTACCTGTTAGTCCTTCGCTATTTACAGCAGCATTGGCACCTTGTACGAGCGAATTAATGCGATTGAATCCAGCAAGAGGGTCTTTAGATAGACCCATCCCGCCGACTTGTTTTAGCAGTTCTTTATTTCCAAATATAGACCCTGCTCCTTTAGCTCCTGCTGCTGCTGCACCTGCTCCTGCTCCGGCACCACCCATGCCGAATAGTTTCATTAAGTCTGGAGATAGTATCATAGTTTTAAGGTATAGTTAGAACCCATCCAAGGGTTTCGTCTGCGTTACGTGTGATGCGTTTATCACCTTCAAATAGTTTTCCATATATCCGACGGCGTTTAGCATCTTTAAATTTAGGGTTCAACTCCCACACACTTCCGCTAGGTAAGTCCTCTATTTGATTAAAGAACTCATCTCTTAAACCTTTGAATGTTTTTAGACTCTGTGGAGGTATGTCTATTTGACCTGTACCACTTTGTGGTCTCCAAGTGTAATCTATACTTCCACTCTTCCAAGTAGGTTCGGGGATACCTATCTCTTGAGATCGATCAATATGTCTTTGTATTTGATCTGGGAACTGTGTGGGTTTAGTCTTTTTTCCACTGAATATAATCTCCTCCAATAAGGTTTTACCTCGTTTATCCATCTTTCTAAGTGCATTATCAAGTGCTCTTATTTCAGCAGGCTTAACAACTTGATTTAATTCTTTACTTAGCTTCTGAATATTCTTCGGATGATTACCTAGATGAGTGCCTGAATTCTCCATAATTCTGAAGTAAGCTGTACGTCTAGCTTTTGACATATGTCTAACAGCGTTAGCGACTCTAGCTACTTCAACAATATGATCACCATCCATACCTTCAGCTGCAGCTTGAGCCATAGCTTTACCAAAAGCTTTTGTTTCTTCTGGAGTAATCCAATCAGCTGTTGCTAATCTTTCGTTAATTTTACGAGTATTACCTTCTTGAGTGATGCCACGTCCAGTTGTTTTTCTAGTAGCTACTTTAGTAGTTTGTCCTTTAGGTGAGTATGCTGCTGCATAATTACGTATTTGGAATGGATCTCCATCTTTAACAAACTTAGTAGTACCAGACATTATAGCTTCTTCTTGAGTCTTAGCTCCTTTTTTAAAAGTTTTATCTGTTAATTCAGGAGGTACTGGACCTTGTATAGTTCTTTTAGTTCTACCCCAACTAGTTTGACCACCTAATTTACCTAAGTTTTCTATAGCATCATCTCTAGTATAAGCTAAGGCATTAGCTAGTTTTGGATTAATCTGTAAATTCTGAGCGACATTACTTAATAATTGATTTTTAACATCACCTATTTTTGTAAGACCTGATTTAACTATTGGTATTTCTTTAGCAATTTTTAAAGCAGGGTAAGCAGCTTTAGCAGATTTTAGTTCTACTAACTCTTGACTCAACTCTTGTGGACTTGTAGGTACTACTGATTCAATAGCTCTAGCACCTACAGCTCCAACATTATGACCCCAGTTTAAAGGATTTTTAGGATTTTTAAATTCTTTAGTACCTTCCCACACATCTTTAGCAAAGTTAACTGCTTTAGAAGTGCGTGATTCTTCGTCATTAATAGTACCTGATAGTCCTCTATATGGTATTGGCATTACCCATACCTCTTACCATGCTTCCCGTAATCACGGAAGTTATTTTTCTTAAGTTGCTCTTGTAAATAAGCTTGATTCTTTTTATCCCAAGCAGCTCGTTTGTTTCTAGTCATAACACCTAGTGTTTTACCTGTCTTAGGATCTTTAGTAAAGACACCTGATCTAAGTGTTTTAGGTTTATCTTTCTTAACTACCTTATTTGGTTTTGTCTCTACTTTAGGTGTAACCTTTGTCTTTACTTTAGGTGTTACCTTTGTCTTTACTTTAGGTGTTACCTTTGTAGTAGTCTTAGTTGTCTTTGTAGGCGGTGTATAACTTGGATTAGATACTTTTGTACCTCTTCTATTAGTTTTAAATTGAGGATTTTTTGCAGTACCTTTGCCTATCAATGTTTTGGTACGTTTATCTTTTTGAATTTTGAGTTTATTTTTTATACCTCTACCAAGATCTTTCCAGGCACCAGCTGATTCAATCCATCTTTTACCATTCCATGTAAATGTACTACCTTTGAATTTTCTTCTAGTACCTTTTTTAATCTCTCTGAACTTAGATCGTTCGTTTAATTGACGGCTTAATTCGCCAGGTTTTGTTGACATGATTAACGTCTGCGTGATCCGCCTCTTGCGCGGTTGGTTTTACGGGATTCGGGACGGATTTTGCCACCTTTATGTGACATATCTTGTTGAGGACCAGGCTTAGCTTTAGTCCTAGCTCTTCCCAACTCAGCTCTGTAAGCTTTCTTAGCTGGTGTACTACCTCTTTTCTTTTCAGCTGCTTGATGCTTTGCTCTTGAAGCTGGATTACTTCGGTAGTGTCGCGCTGTCCTACCTGGATTAGGACTTAATTTTGGTGCCATACATTCTCCTCTGTACGAGTGTTGGGTCTACTTTAGGCATGACGTTAGCTAATTTGTCTAAAGGATTTCCATCATAAGCTACGCCTGTGATATCGTTTGTCTTCAGCCAATCACAGGCTGCTTTTAGGTCTTGAGTGGTTGCCTCGCCACTTTTCACCCGCTTAAGAAAGTCTTCAGTGACGAGGTTATGTAATTCATTAAATTTTTCTTCAGCGGCTTTCTTCATCCTACATCTCTCATGTTATATCCACCAGGTAAAGGTTTTTTCCTATTTATTCTCTTTTGTCTAGGTCTCAAACCTTTTTCTGGATCTTGTTTACCTTTTATATGAGGTGCATAATAACCCCCAGCTGGATGCTTGAAATTACTAGCAAACTCTTTTGAAGCTTTTTTGTTATTCTTATCCATTAGGAGAATAGTTTTTCTTTTACAATTTCAAGAGCCTGATCATCTAATTTGTTATCAGTCCTCTTAACGTAAGCAGTGAGTAGATCGACTACAAGTTGCTTAACTGAATCCGATTTCAAGAAGGCGAAAAGGATGGGTTTAATTAATAGGATCATTTCTTAGTGGTTTTAGGGGTTTCTTTTTTAGCATTTTTAGCAGCTTCTGCTTCGATTGCTGCTTTACGTGTAGCTTCTCTTGCGCTTACCATATTACATGTGGGTTTAGGTTTATGCCAAGGTTTATACCACGGTTTAGGCGGTGTATTACAAGCAAGGACTTTAGCTTCTGCTTTCTTCCATGTTGATATAGGTATTATATCACTGCACATTTCCCATACTCTGGAATTAGGCAGTATCATAAAACCCTTTTGTTGGAGTTCAGCACATTTCAACGCCCTAACTAACTCGTAGTCAAGGCGCATTTTTTCTACTTGTCGGTCAGCTGCAGCTTTACAACGTTCTATAAGTGAACCATCAAGGGGTACCATGAAGTTAATCTGACCACCCCAGTTTTCACTAACGGTATAGCTTTGCTGATCCATGTGATCGTCAAATGGTGTCACATGATTTCCCATATAAAATGGGGAAAATGTCATTGTTGCGCCGTTACAACTTATGTTCGGACCGATGATCTGACGACTTGGAGCTCCATTGTTCTGGAACTGGACGGCTTGATTTGTAACGTTTCCTGTAGCCGCTGCCACAGGGTTTGAAGTATTGTTGGTTTCTCC